TGGCCGGCGATCGGCATCGATGCTCTGGTGAACCGCTGCATCGTGGAGGGCTTCCGCTACCCGGGTGCCACCGACGTTGACGACGTCCTCATGGGCATCTGGCAGGCGAACGACCTCGACTCTGAGGCTCCGCTGGCCCACCTCGACGCGCTCGCCTACGGCCGGTCCTACGGGATCGTCGGCCCTGGCGATGAGTCCACGGGTGGCGAGCCGCTGATCACCTACGAGTCGCCGATCAACATGATCGCGGGCTTCGATGCGCGGCTTCGACGGGTGACGTCGGCGCTGCAGGTCTATCAGGACACCGCGCCCGACTCGGACATGTACGGCCACGAGGTTGCGGCCCTCTACCTGCCCAACAGCACGATTCACCTCGTGCGGGATGCGGGCCTTGGCGGCGGCTGGGCGATCACTGACCGCGACGATCACAACCTCGGCTTCGTCCCGGTTGAGCGCATCGCGAACCGCCAGCGCCTCTCGGACCGCGACGGCGCCTCGGAGATCCGCGCCTCGTGGATGAACACGGTCGACTCGGCTTGCCGGACGCTGCTGGGCATGGAGGTTGGACGCGAGTTCCACATCGCTCCCCGTCGCTATGCACTCGGCATCACCGAAGAGGCGTTCCAGACCGCAGACGGCAAGGCGCGGTCGGCATGGGACACCTACCTGAACAAGGTGTGGATGCTCGAGCGCGACGAAGAGGGCAACGTCCCCGAGGTCGGCCAGTTCCCCGGCTCCGACCCGGCCGGCTACACGAAGATCCTCGATCAGTACCGCGAGATCATGCTTGGCGAGATGGGCCTCCCGCCGTCGATGCTGGGCCAGCGCTCGGATGGCAACCCAGCCTCGGCCGACGCGATCCGCTCTGGCTTCGAGGAGCTGACGTCGCGCTCCCGGATGAAGCAGGTCGCCTTCTCTGGTGCGCATGAGGGCCTGATGCGCCTCGCGCTTCGCATCCGCGAGGGCGCGCTGCCGGAGAACGCTCGCCGCATCGAGACCGACTGGCGCGACCCGGCCCCGCAGACGCTGGCCGGCACGTCGGACGCGATCACGAAGCAGATCATGGCGCGCTCGATCCCGGCCACCTCGGACGTGACCCTGAAGCGTCTTGGCTACTCCGCAGTGGAGCGCGCTCGACTGGCGCAGGACCGAGAAGTCGAAGCGGGGCTGACGTTCCTGAACGAGCTCGCGCAGTCGCTGGCCCCGAAGCCCGCGCCGGCTGCCAATGGCCTCGTGATCCCGAAGCCTGGCCCTGAGGTGTTCGGCAATGGCGGCCGTTGAGTCGGTCGCTACACGCGCCGAACAGAACCAGCAGGCACAGAGCAGCATCGCGTCAACCGTTTCGATCGCGGTCGCCACGGCGTTTGCGGTGATCGATGAGCACGACCTGACCAGCACTCTCCCCTACTTCAAGCAGCTTGTCGCGGCCGCGGTCACTCGGTACGGGCAGGCCGCCGCATCGCTCGCGGTGGCTCACTACATCGAGGCGCGCAACGCAGCGAAGGCCAGCGGCCTGGTTGCCGCATCGTCGGCGCTGACGGTCGCCCCGATTGCCGCAGATGTTCCCGGGCTCACCGGCTGGCTCGACTGGGCCACGGAAGGACTGTGGACACCGGCTGGCGCAACACTCGATGAAGCGCAGCGGGCAGCGGTCAAGGTGACGGCACTCGCGAAGGCGCAGGGAGTCGCCGAAGGCGCGGTGATCAACGCATCGCGCAACACGACACTCGGCGCAGTCAGGCGCGACCCGGTAGCGAAGGGTTGGGCGCGAGTCCCCGAGGCCGAGGCGTGCCCCTTCTGCCTGATGCTCGCCGGTCGCGGCGCGGTCTACAAGTCGGAGTCGACGGCGGACTTCAAGGCACACCACGTCCGGCCAAGCGGCACAGGAGGCGAGTGCAAGTGCGGTGTTGAGCCGCAGTTCTCCCGCACCTACGAGCCCACGGCGCAGGTCCGCGAGGCACAAGCCGTCTGGGCCGACTCGACCAAGGGCCTGACTGGTAAAGACGCCGAACTCGCGTTCCGTCGAGCAGTCGAGAAGCGAGCCGATTCCCCGCTTCGCCGCAAGCCACTCATCGTCCCGGCGACCCGAGTGCAGGTCAGTGCCGAGGCATCTGCCCGCATCGCCTCGCAGCTCGAAAAGGCACTCGCGACCATGCGCGCCAACAACGTCCGCGGCCGACTCGACCGCGCGATTGCTGCCACCGAGCAGCGCATCGCCGAACTCGTCGCCTGAGCGCGACGCCACAGATATCCGCCAGTGGCGGGGAAGTTGCACCACCAACCGCCCCAGGAGGGCCGCATGACCGTTCAGCCTGTTGAGCCCATCCCGACCGCTCCGGTGGCACCCGCGGCCCCTGCTGCAACCACCCCGACCGCCCCCGCGCCCACGGAGCCCGCTGCAGCGGCTCCGGAAGCACCCCCGTGGGGCGCCGACTTCGATGCCGAGAAGGCGTGGAAGTTGGTCCAGAACCTCCGCTCCGACAAGGACAAGCTGGCCACCCGGCCCGTCCTGACCGACGAGCAGAAGACCAAGCTGGCTGAGTATGACAAGGTGCTCGAGAGCCAGAAGACGGCAGAGCAGAAGGCCCAGGAGGCCGCCGCTGCAGCCGAGAAGCGCGTGGAGTCGCTCACGACTCGCGCCGTGCAGGCCGAGGTCAAGGCACTCGCCGCGACCGGCTTCGCAGACCCCGAGGACGCGAGCGCGTTCCTCGACCTGAAGAAGTACGCCACTGCTGACGGAGACGTCGACACGGCGGCCATCACGACGGACCTCGCGGACCTTCTCGCCCGCAAGCCGCATCTGGGCAAGTCGCCCGCCACTCCGGGCATGAAGCCCAACCCCGCCCAGGGCAGCTCGGCGCTCCCGCCGGCAGGACTGGACGACCAGATCGCTGCTGCGACGAAGGCGGGCAATCACGCCCTTGCCATCTCGCTGAAGCGACAGAAGTACGCCCCCACGACCTGACGCCTTTAGGAGGCTCCCATGTCCGGAATCACCGGCATCGGCACCACGTTCAACCTGCCGAACTACCACGGCGAACTCTTCGCACTCACGCCCACCGAGACCCCCCTCCTGTCCGCCATCGGTGGACTCACGGGCGGCGGTCAGGTCTCCGACGTGGAGATGGAGTGGCAGACCTCTGACCTCCGCGACCCGTCGCAGAACACCAAGACCGAGGGCTCGACCGCCCCGACCGCGGAAGAGCGCGTCCGCGCGAACGTCCGCAACGTCGTCCAGATCCACCAGGAGAAGGTGTCGGTCTCCTACACCAAGCAGGCCGCTGTCGGTGGCTACGCGACCCCCGGCTCCGCTCCGTTCCGCTCTGGCGACGGCGCCCCGAACCCGGTCGCGTCCGAGCTCGACTGGCAGACGCTTGAGGCGCTCAAGACGATCGCGCTGGATGTCAACTGGTCCTTCTGGAACGGGCTGTACGCCAACCCGTCCACGAACGCCACGGCTCGCAAGACCCGCGGCATCATCCAGGCCTGCACGAGCAACGTGACCAGCAACGCGACCGTGACCTACACGGGCGCGACGTCGGCCACCGACACCATCACGGTGACGCACGCGCTGTCCAACGGCGACAAGGTGGTCTTCACGAACACCGACGTCGCCACCGGCATCGTGGCCGGCCGCGTCTACTTCGTGGTCAACGTCTCCACCACGGTGTCGTTCAAGGTCGCGCTCACCGCAGGCGGCACGCCGATCACCCTCGGCACCGCGGCGAACATCGCGCTGCTTCGCCCGTTCACCACCGCGCTCGCCGTGGCCACCCACATCGACCCCTTCATCCAGGGGATCTACGACAACGGCGGCCTCTCCGGCACGCCGATCTTCGGTGTGAACTCGCGCCAGAAGCGGGCCATCAGCGCCGCCTACGCCGCGCAGTACGGGCAGGCGACTCCGGTCAAGGAGCGCGTCGGTGGCGTCGTGGTCGACATGGTGGACACGGACTTCGGTCCGTTCGGCCTGATGCTCGACCGCCACATCCCGCAGGACGCCATCGTGGCCCTCTCGATCGACCAGCTCATGCCGGTCATGCTCAACACCCCCGGCAAGGGCGTGTTCTTCGAGGAGCCGCTGGCCAAGACCGGCGCGTCGGACGACGTGCAGATCTACGGCGAGATCGGCCTCAAGTACGGCAACGAGAAGGCGCACGGCGTCCTCCGCGGTCTCGCGGTCTGATCCATCCCCAACTGAGCCGAAGGGCCGTGCGCCCCTCGGCTCAGTTGGGGCCCGCACGATCTAGCCGAGGAGGTGCCCAATGAGCACGCCAGTCGCAACACCCACTGATCTGGGCCTTTACCTCGACGTCGTGATCGACGCGAACGACCCGCGCGCACTGCTGGTCCTCTCGATGGCTCAGGATCTTTGCGAGACCATCGTCTCTCCGCTGCCCGCCACCGCTCGAGCCGTCGTGCTCGATGTGGCTTCGCGGGCATACAGCAACCCCCGACAGTTGCACGACGCGCGGATCGGTTCGGCCAGCCTGCAGTTCGGCTCGACGGCGAACAATTCGGCGATCGGCGGGCTCTACCTGTCGCGTGCCAACAAGGCGGCGCTCAAGGCACTCGCGGGCCGTGGGGCGGCGTTCTCTGCCGACACGATGCCGCAGGGCGCCAACGCGGTCCAGACCGTCATGGTGACCGCTACGGCGGGCACGTACACGCTGACGTTCGCCGGGGCCACATCGACTCCGATCGCATGGAACGCGACCGCCGCGACCGTCCAGGCTGCCCTCGATGCCATGCCCCCGATCGGCGCAGGCAATGCGCAGGTCGCCGGCGCCTACTCGGTCACCTTCGTCGGCTCGCTTGCAACCTGCCCCGTCCCACCACTGACCGCGAACGGCGCAAGCCTGACCGGCAGCGTCGCCGTCACACAGACCACTGTCGGCGTGATGGCTCCCGGCCAGAACCTGCCGCCGTGGGACATCGACCGCTACTCCAGCGGCTACCGCGACCCGTCGATCTATGGCGGCTACTGATGCCGATCCCGACGCCTCCCGTCGCTGGCCCCAGTGGCGGCATCGGGATGTTTTTCGTCCACAGCGTTTCAGTGGAGACGTTCGCCGGGTCTGGTGCCTACGGTCCGATCTACGCCGCCGCCACGCCTGTCCAGTGCTTTCTCGATGACGGGGTTCACCTCGTCCGAGATGCGGTCGGCGTCGAGGTCGTCTCGTCGGCCACGGTCTATGCCTCGCGCGATCTGGCGAGCGCGTTCGCTCCCGAGTCGCGGGTGTCGATCAACGGCCGACTAGCGACCGTCATCACCGTCAACGTGCGCGACTCCGGCCCCCTCGGGCTGCCGGATCACGTCGAAGTCCACCTGACCTGAGAGGCGGCGCGCGATGGCCTACAAGTCCGGCAAGACGATCCGCTCGGGCCTCATGCCCGGCCTCAATGGCGCGGTCGGTGCAATCCGCGAGGCGGCGCTCGCCGGACTCAAGGACGCCGCGGATCTCGTGTTCGATGAGTCGCAGCGGCAGGTGCCGGTCCTCGCGGCAGAGCTTCAGACGCCGGGTCGAACCTCGGGCGAACTCAAGGAAACCGGCTCGGTTGAAGTCCAGGACGCGAACATGCGCGCCGTGTTCCGCTACGGCACCGAGTACGCCGCGTACCAGCACGAGCGCCTTGATCTTGCGCACCCGAACGGCGGCAATGCGAAGTTCCTCGAGCGCCCGCTGCTGGACATGCGCGAGCAGGAGCTCGAAGCGATCGCCGCGAAGATCCGCGAGGTCACAGGCGGATGAGCGGCTACCAGACCAACCTCATGACCGGCATCGCCCAGTTGCTCGCCGCGGCCAACGTCGCGACGTGGAACACCTCGGGCGCCTACGCCGCGAACGAGACCGGCATCTTCATCAAGGCCGTGCCGCAGACTCCCGACGCTGCGATTTCGCTGACGACGTACCCCGTCGCCGACAACGCGTCCCTCTCCGACACCGTGACCGGCTTGCAGGTGCGCACTCGCGCGGCCGGCCAGGACCCACGGGCCGTCGATGACCTTGCCGACGCGATCTTTGACCAGCTCCACGGCCTGCATGACGTGACTCTCGCCAGCGGCCTGCGTGTCGTCCAGTGCCTGCATCAGGGCGGCGGGTCGCTCGGGCAGGACGACCTGAAGCGCTGGGGTCGCTCGGACAACTTCTACGTCACGACGTGGCGTCCCTCGCTCAACCGTCTCTGACGGTCTTCCGCTCTCCCCGCGCTCCCGCGCTGGTCCAGCCAGGACCCCAATCCGCTGACTTCGGCGGCAACTCAAGGAGCATGCAATGCCCGTACCCGCAAGGACGCCCCTTGGTGCGTCGACCCTCGTCCGCAAGTGGCTGCTCGACGTCAACACTGGCACCGTCGCGGCGCCCGTGTGGACGCCGGTTCGCGGCATCCTCGACTTCAACCCGAACCTCGACCCGACCCTGCAGGATGACTCGGACTTCGACGGCGGCGGCTACAAGTCGCAGACCGTCACCGCGCTCGCGTGGTCGGCGGCGTTCACCGTCTCCCGCAAGGCGAAGGCTGACGCGCCCACCGTGTACGACGAGGGCCAGGAGTTCATCCGCCTCGCGTCGCTGACGATGGGCATCCAGAACTCGATCGGCGTCCGCTTCTACGAGGTCACCTCGGGCGGTCCGACCACGGAGGCTTACCAGGGCCTCGCGGCGGTGTCGTGGTCGCCGAAGGGCGGCGCGATGGATGCGCTGGACGAGTCCTCGGTGACGCTGACCGGTCAGGGTGCTCGCACGTCGATCACCAACCCGGCCTCGGTCCCGGTCGGTATCCCGGTCATCACCAGCGTCTCCCCGGTTTCGACCGGCGTCGCTGGAGGTGCGCTGATCACGGTCAACGGCAACGGCTTCACCGGCGCCACCGTCCTCAAGGTCGGCGCGACGGTCGTCGTCACCACGGCCTACGTGGTCCAGTCCGACACCCGCATCGTCTTCACCGCTCCGGCGAAGACCGCGGCCGCCTACGAGGTCGAGGTCACCACCCCGGCCGGCGTCTCGGCGCACGTCCCGGCGAACGACACCCTCACCTACGTCTGAGTGTCGCTCTGATCGCAGTGCGGGCGGGGAT